TATTGCTATCCAGATATGGATACGATTGGTAAGTTGAGGTTGAAACGAAACAGCGACGATAATGGGGTTGTCGTGATAGAGAATGGTTGTATATCTAAGCACATCTGTAATATACCTTTCCCCTTTTATAAACGCAAATGGATACTTACATTATTGAACGAATTGAAGGAGGATTATAATCCTTATTGGAATCATAAATGTATGAATTGTTGTATGTTGAGAGAAATGAATTATTATTTGTGTATCGTGTGTGACAGATATTTATGCGAAGAATGCGATGTTTTAAATAGTAAAAAATCGTTGAAAACATGTTATATATCGGTTTCAGATATGGAACACAAAACGATTCAAGTGTATCATCATAACGACAAAAACCGATTTATTCGGAAAGACCAGTCAGAATCACAATCGTGCTATTACAAGCTTTATTATCATTATAATATGGGTAATCTTCAAATTATATCTATTTTAGATACGATTTATTATTTATCTATTCTCTCTATTCTTGCGATAGAGTTTTACGGTTTTTACATCATTTTTTCGTAGGTGTGTATGTCAAGAATGTTCGCTATATGCAATAATGGTATATGTAATAATAGAGTATATGCTGCCGAAGATGAAGACCCATTAGACGGCGTGTTACATATAGAACATGATGACGATTGTGGTAGCATCCAAACTTATACTTATGTGTTTCTTTTTATATCACTTATCGCCGGTATTATTATATTTCGCAAATAGACAATGAGTTTGTATTTTCAGATAATTGTATTGATTTATTATTAAGGTTTGAATTCATGTTTAATAATAAAGTTGCGATAAACGAAGAGAGAAATATAGAAGAAGAAGAAACAATAGACCCAGACATATTAGAGAATTATCCACGACATATTGAGAATTATCCACGACATTTAGACTTGTCTTATTTTCGTTTTATGTTTAATAATAAGGTTTCTATTATATCTAATTTGGATGTGGATAATTCTGGCATACCTAAAACAAAAATATCCAAATTGCCTTTCCGTCCTTTGATAAATACGAAAAATATAGAATTATATGAATGTGTGAGAAGGACACCGTCGCCGTCACAAACGCCAAGCACTAATACGCCTCCACGTTCAAGCACACCTAATTTAGATATGATAGAAATTGGAGGAAAATGCTCACCAAAAAATGCATTATCAAATATAGAATACCATAAACGCAAAGAATATGATAAAAATAATATAAAAATGTATTTTTATGTATTTTATTTTTTATGTTTTATTACTTTTATCGCGGCAATGACTTCAACTGTTATTATTATTATTCAAAAATCAAATTCAAACGCAAATACATCATCAAATATAAACGCATACAATAATTATACAAATTCTTCATTTATTAATGTTGGGGGTGTGTTTGTAAATGAGACTGGAAATATGAATACTACTGGAAATGTTAATACTACTGGAAATGTGAATACTACTGGAAATGTTAATACTACTGGAAATGTGAATACTACTGGAAATGTGACATATGCTCCTGCGCCTGCTTCGCCTGCTCCTTCTATTATAATAACACCTTCTCCTACAACTGCGCCTGCTGTTACCGCTTCGCCTGCTGTTACTGCTTCGCCTGCTGTTACTGCTTCGCCTGCGCCATCACCTATATATACAAATGTAACAGTTACAGTTACATCTGCGCCTGCTACTACTGCTTCGCCTGCTGTTACTGCTTCGCCTGCTGTTACTGCTTCGCCTGCGCCATCGCCTATATATACAAATGTAACAGTTACATCTGCGCCTGCTATTACTGCTATTACTGCTGCGCCTGCGCCTGCTACTACTGCTTCGCCTGCGCCTGTAACTGCTTCGCCTGCAAATCAAACCGAAATCATAAAACAAATTCAACAACAAATGCTACAAATATCAGAACAAATGAATTTAATCAGTCAATTATTACAAAGCATATCATAATATGTAAAGGTGTAAAAAATATATTGTATATACACTACAAAGCTATACATACAATAAAATATGTCATCATCACAATTGGATTTAGATATAAATAATTACGATTTAAATGACCTCCTATCTCTCTTCCACTTACATTACAATTTCACAGAAGATGATTTGAAACGCGCCAAGAAAATGGCATTAATGACACATCCAGACAAATCAAGATTAGATAAGAAATATTTCCTCTTTTTCACCAACGCATATAAAATCATTTATTCTGTATATCAATTCCGCACGCGTTCCAACTCACAACAAAGCACTGAATATGTCGCTGAAAAAGATAATGACGAAGATAAAGAAACATTATTAAGAGAGATTTCAAAGAAAAAGGACTTTAATAAACTATTCAACCAACTATTTGAAAAAAACCGCATTCAAGATGAAGCTTCTGAATCCGGATATGGTGATTGGCTCAAATCGGATGATGATATAGATACGCGCAAAACAACTCGTTCCGATATGAATAGTGCGTTTGAAAATAAAAAATCCGAAGTGCGTTCTCTCATCGTTCATAGAGAGATTGAAGAAATGGTGTCATGTTCATCCGCATCCGACCTCATATCTGAGCGTCCGGAATCTTATGGCTCGGCTTTATTCAGTTCTCTCCAATATGAAGATTTGCGTAAAGCCCATGTTGAATGCGTTATTCCAGTGACGATGCGTGATTATGAAGAGAGAAAGAAGTTTAAAAATGTGGATGAATTGATGCGATATAGAAAAGATGATACAACACCTTTATCTACAAAACAATCGGAAGAATATTTGAGACAGAGGCAAGCAATGATTGACAAGACGGATATGAATCGTGCATTTAAATTAGCGAAACAAGATGAAGAAGTGCGAAAGGCGAATCAAAATTGGATGTCTGGAATACAACTTTTAACTATGCGGAAATAGATAAAATAGTCAAAACGATGGATAGAGCGCGTGATAGAGAGAAATCTACATACGATTATTACATTTATAAATCTCTCTGAATAGTTCGTCGCATTTACTTGTATTCAATATTGTTTCACATTCATACAATTTCAATTGTTCTCTGAATAAGTCGCATCTTGATGTTTCTGCTGCGCTTACACTTGTTGCTGCTGTAGCACCGCTTACACTTGTAGCACCGCTTACACTTGTAGCACCGCTTACACCAACATTTCTTCTATCTTCTACAACAACATGAGGACTGCCAAATATAAAACTAAAAATACGATTTCCCGCAGCCATACCAAACCCAGCTTTCACATTATCCCAAAGTGTAGGTGTAGAAGGCGGCGCATATACAGGTGCACTAGGTGGTCTATATGGCGGTAAATCCTTTTGTGAATAAGAGTTTAATGAGACCTTATCAAGCGGTCTATATGCATTCAAACTTATTTGTTTTTCACGAGACTTTGGCATTTTACATACATATTATACAGATAAAATATTTATACTCTTATATTCTATATATAGTATAAGAATATGATGAAATACATTGGTTCATTAGCCGTTTTATTGATAATGAGTTTGATGTATGAGAGATACAAGAAGAAAGAAACATATGACGACGAATCAAAACAATATGAATTAGTCAGAAAATATTTGTTGAATCATTCTTCTTTAGCACAAAGCAAAAAACCCATTTTATGGATACATATGAATTATGAAATAAATGCTCGTTCATGGTCAAGTTTCGGTTCAAGAAATAACGACCATCTCAATCAACCTTACATCTTTCTAACGATTAAAACCATCATTGACAAGTGTGGAAGCGATTTCAATATATGTATTATAGACGACTCCACCTTTGGTAAAATTCTTCCGGGATGGACGATTGATTTACATATGACCGCCGACCCTATTCGTTCTAAATTGAGAGAATTGGCTTTAGCTCGTGTTCTTCATTCATATGGAGGTATTCTTGTCCCACGAACATTTATTTGTTTTCAAAACTTGAAATCTCTCTATGACAATTCTATAGACGCTGGATGTATGTTTATTGGAGAGTTTATTGATAGACATTCTACATCCGTTCAAGTGCCTTTCTTCCCAAATTCAAAAATAATGGGATGTGAAAAGAATTGTCCTGTAATGGCTGAATATATACAACATATGGAAAAAGTGAATTCAACCGACTTTACTGAAGAAAGCCATTTCACCGGCGGAAGCGCAAAATGGTTCTATGAGAGAATTCTTCAAAAACAAGTTCAATACATCGGCGCCGAAAAATTAGGTATGAAAGATACACAAGGAAAGCCGATTACAGTTGAAATGTTATTAAACGATAGTTTTATTGATTTATCACATGAAGCAGTTGGTGTATATGTTCCTGAAGATGATATATTGAAGCGAAGCGCATATCAATGGTTTCCATGTCTATCTACCATACAAGTGTTGGACTCCAATACAAATGTGGGGAAGTATTTATTGAATGGGTTGGCATAATGAAATGGGTTGGCATAATGTGGCATGCTGTCGCTGTAAAATATGAATTTGTAATATAAACAACATAAATACAAAACTATAATTTTATTGTATTTATGCCGAAGGCAAATAATGGGAGGGGGGTGACGGGGGTTTACCCCGTTTTTCTCCTCGTTTTGGGGTAGAAAAAAAATGCGTCAAGCAAGAAATATATTATTTTAGAATATTTTGAAACCATATATCATAATAAATATATATCAAGAAAACGCGTGCTTAAAACGAGGAGGAGGAAAATTATGGGTGGGTAATGACTGACATGTGCCCTATTTTGGGGCTTACGGGTGCCTATTTTGGGGCTATGGCACCACCGTTTTCAGACTCTATCACTATCTGTTGTATGTCGGATATTTGTGACATGCCTGAAAATATAATCAAAAAAGTTTTGAACGAATGCTTTTTTATCTCCTGTTTCTTTTAATTTTGCCATTGATTCATTCATCATTTTAACAAAACTGCTTGTATCAATATGAATATCATAATCTGTTACTGAATTCGTTGTTGAATTCGTATTTTTTTCAATAATAGTATTGCCATCATCGTCTGTAATTGTTGTTGTAGTCGTTGTTGCGTTATCATTCATATGACTAAACTCTTTTTCAAAGTCGGGTTCATTATTACATCCTCTGATATATTTATTAAAATCAGCTGTTGCCTTTTTATATAAAAATGAATTTAATGGCTTTACATCGGGCATAAACGTATGTGTTGTAGGTTCGTCATCGTTTCCATTTCCACAACCACTTCCAAACATTGTATTCTCAATAATAATATTTTCATTCAATGCTGATGAAGAAAGCATATTTGTAAGTGACGAGAATGTGAGTGATGGCTGTTTTGTATTTGTATGCTTTTGAGGTGTGTTATAATCATCATCATCATTATCATTATAGGTATCATTATATGTATCATTATCATTATAGGTATCATTATCATTATAATCACTAACATGATAACTATCGTCATCCGTCCCATTATTCTTTTTAGACATTTCCAAACGGTTTGCCGTATTTTTTCGTGATTGATTATCTTTTTCAATAATTTCTTTTAATACATTACATGTTTTTTGATGCGATGTTAATGATTTAAAAAATTGTCCGCATATACATACCTTTTGTTCTCTTGGAGTATATTTTTTTGTGCTGTTACCACTATCAGTGCCTTTGGCATCACTTTTAGCATCGTTAGCACTTTTAGCATCGTTACCACTTTTGGCATCGTTAGCACTTTTGGCATCGTTACCACTTTTGGCATCGTTAGCACTTTTGGCATCGTTAGCACTTTTTATCTTTGCTTGTGCTTTTGCCGCCTTTTTTTCCGCCTTTTTTGCTTCTTTCGCAGCTTTGGCTTCCGCTACCTTTTTCGTATTTTCTTCCACTCTTTTTGCCTCTTCTTCAGCCTTTTCCTTATCTTTTTTCGCTTTTGCTTCTACCTTTGCCAAATGAATAGGATGCTTCATATGTTTATCATATAGA